ATTTGATTAAATATAATATATAGAATATAGATAATTGCCTAGCGGTCTAAGACTGCTTACTGTTTCCATACTAGGACTTTAACATTTCCAAAAGCCATAAATGTCTTTTGCAACGTTTTCGTATGTAGGAAGCGGAACAATAATGCCTCGTTCTCCCCAATACTGGTTAATTTTATTTCGTACACTACTAAAGTATACCTTTCCATGGCCAAATGATTGAATAACCACAGAAACACACGTTTGCTTCATAACCTCGTCAACAAACTCCGTTTTTCGATACCAATTTAATGCGTCTTCAATTAATGGTTTTGGTAACGCAGACACACAGAACCTTGGATCCTCTGGATAGGGTACAAATGAACACTTTAAAAATGTCGCTTCATCCATTGTACAATATTTGCGTATTGCTCCGTCCTTTTCAACATCAGTGTACTTGACATCGAAACATTTAAAATAATCGTGAATTGTTTGATTGTTAAATTGCTCCTTTATCTTATCACTGACACTAAAAATAACATCATCGCCATATGTAAATAATCTGACATTTTCTTCAAAGTGTGTTAAAGCATCTAAATTATGCTTTTGCATAATACCCATCCAAGCGCATAAAATATATTGTTCTGCGCAAAGAGAATTAATTAAAACTGTTCCGGTGTATCCACTTGGGCTTCCACATAAAACTTGATAACATAAATCACCCGCCACTTGTTTACTATTCATTAATTCCATAAAGAGAATATGTCGCATATCTTGATCAGCTTTTAAATTCTTGCAATGTTTTGCAAACCGCGCATACCAAGCTAAAACGACTCTCCTTACGTTATCAATAAAATACGTCTCAAGTTTAGGGCCAAATTTTGAAAAATCACCTGTACAAATGTTATTACCAACCCTCAACAAATATGATCTTATCAGAGACCAATCTGCTGACATTGGGCTAATACCTACTGTACAAGGTAATTTTATTTTATTACGCATCATAGCTAAATTGAAATCAATATTATACATTCTAGATGTAATTGTATACTCAATTGGTGACGCATTAATAATTCGTGGTGAGGTCATTTTTTCGAAGGGGACCTTCTCATCCTTCATACATGTTTGAAATACTGTAAATGGCATAATACCATTCAATCGGTAACCTTGGGCTTGATCCAATACGTGTAGTAATGTTGAATCTATTCGTTTAGTATCAAAATCAATAAGTTCCCTTTTACTATGAAATTGTAAAGATAAAGGGTAACCAACAGATGTTGATAGATATAAACCTCCAAAGTCTTGAATTAAATCAT